CAAGAAATAACAAGTGGTAGTGGTGGTAATAAAATGCAAGCACTTATAGGTAATTATAATTATTACTTACAAATGATTAGAGATGTAACTGGATTAAACGAAGCTAGAGATGGTAGTACTCCAGATGCTAAAGCTTTAGTTGGCGTTCAGAAAATGGCTGCAGCTAACTCTAACACAGCTACAAGACACATATTAAACGCTGGATTATTTTTAACGTCTAGTGTAGCGGAATGTTTATCCTTAAGAATATCTGATATTATAGAGTACTCACCAACAAAAGACGCTTTCATACAACAGATAGGAGTTCACAATGTAGCGACGTTAGAAGAAATGTCAGAGATGCACTTATATGATTTTGGTATATTTATAGAGTTAATGCCAGATGAAGAAGAAAAAATGATGTTAGAAAACAATATACAAATGTCATTACAACAACAAGGTATAAATTTAGAAGATGCTATAGATGTTAGACAAATAAATAACGTTAAGTTAGCTAATCAAGTTTTAAAGTTACGTAGGAAAAAGAAGGCAGAGCAAGATCAAATGGTACAACAGCAAAATATACAGGCCCAAGCTCAGGCTAACATGGAAGCGCAACAAGCTGCCGCTCAGATGGAGGTTCAAAAACAACAAGCTTTAGCACAATCAGACGCTCAATTACAACAATTAAAAGCGCAACTTGAATCACAGAAAATGCAGCAAGAAGTGCAGGCTAAACAACAGTTAATGGCATTAGAGTTTCAATATAACATGCAGTTAAAAGGTATGGAAGTAGAAACTGTTAAAGGAAAAGAAAAAGAAAAAGAAGATCGTAAAGACGAAAGAACTAGAATACAAGCTAGTCAACAGTCCGAATTAATAGAACAAAGAAAAGGCAACCAACCAGCTAAAAAGTTCGAATCATCAGGTAATGATATACTAGGTGGTAGAGGTCCTGCTGATATGTCTATGTTTGGACCACAGTAACAAATTATTAATTATTATTATATTATATTATGGAAGAAAAAGAAGAAAACGTAGTTGAAAAAACTACACAAGAAAAAACCGTCGAAACAATTGACGAAAGTAAATTCGAGTCTGCTGGCGATAATAACGTTGTTAAAGTAGATTTAAGTAAACCACCAACACCAAAAGAAAATGAAGAAATTAAAGAAGACGTTGTTGACAACGGAGGAGTGGTTGAGCTCGTTGAAGATGCCAACCCCACACAAGAACAAAAAGAAGTACAATCGGAAACCGAAACACAAGAAACTCCAGTTTTAGAAGAAGTAACAGGAGAGGAAGTTGAAGAGTTAACTGAGCAAGTTGAAGAAGCGGTTGCTGAGGCTGAAGCTACCGGTAAACCAATTCCAGAAAACATTCAAAAACTAATGCAGTTTATGGAAGATACAGGAGGTGATTTACAGGATTACGTTAAGTTAAATAAAGATTATTCGGAATTAGACAACCACTCTTTATTAAAGGAATATTACACACAAACTAAACCTCATTTAGATTCAAGCGAAGTAGATTTCTTAATGGAAGATTACTTTTCTTATGATGAGGAAATAGATGATGAGGTAGATATTAAAAGAAAAAAATTAGCCATGAAGGAGCAAGTTGCTCAGGCAAGGCAACACCTGGACGGTGCAAAGTCCAAATATTATGAAGATATCAAATATGGTTCTAAGCTCACGGGTGAGCAACAGAAAGCAGTTGATTTCTTCAACAGATACAACAAGGAATCAAAAGAACAGCAAGAGGTAGCAGAAAAGCAACACAAAACGTTTTTAAATAAAACTAATAAATTATTTAACAAAGAATTCAAAGGTTTTGAATACAATGTGGGAGATAAAAAATTCAGGTTTAACGTTAAAGACTCAAACACGGTAAAAGATACGCAAAGCGACATTAATAATTTTGTAGGAAAGTTTCTTAACAAAAAAAATGAAATGGAAGATGCTAAGGGTTATCACAAATCGATGTACACTGCTATGAATGCTGATAAAATTGCTAATCACTTTTACGAACAAGGTAAGGCTGACGCTTTAAAAAACAGCGTAGCTAAATCTAAAAACATTAGTATGGATCCACGACAACAACATAGTGGTGAGATTGATGCTGGTGGTATAAAAGTAAGAGTACTTGGTGAAAATTCTAATGATTTCAAATTCAAAATTAAAAATAAATAACAATTTAAAATTACAAAATTATGGCAATTACTGCAGGAGGTAGTTTAAATAGTGTTCCAGCTTCACAAAGGCAAACACTATCTTCAAACTACATAGATTTTACGGCATCTGGCACGGCTGGATGGGCACAACAATATCTGCCTGACTTAATGGAAAAAGAAGCTGAGGTTTTTGGAAACAGAACAATATCAGGATTCTTAGCACAAGTTGGAGCAGAAGAGGCGATGTCCTCGGACCAAGTTATTTGGTCAGAACAAGGTAGATTACATCTATCATATAAAGGTACGGTTAACACTGGTACTGGAGCACTTTCAATTACTCATGATATTGATGACGTTGGGTTAACTACAACTCACGGTATTAGAAGAAACGATATTGTTATTGTAGCTACGGCTGAAGGTACTATCAAATGTTTAGTTACTGACGGCTTTGTATCTACAGCGGATATAGTTACTGTTAAACCTTACGAAGTTGAAAATATCGATGATTCTTCAACGTTCTCAACTGCATCAGCTGCGGCTTGTACGGTATTAGTTATAGGTTCTGAATGGGCAAAAGGAGTTAATGGTCAAGGTAGCGCTGCTTCTGATGAAGCAAAAGCTGTTAAACCAACTCACACTTCATTTACAAACAAACCAATCATAATGAAAGATTACTATGAGATTTCTGGATCTGATGCGTCTCAAATTGGTTGGGTTGAAATCACTGGTGAAGATGGTCAAAATGGATATCTTTGGTACTTAAAAGCTGAAGGTGATACTAGATCAAGGTTTACTGATTATTTAGAGATGACTATGATGGAAGCTGTTAAAGGTGTTGATGTGGCTAACGACGTAGTTGAAGATTTACTTGGATCAGGTGGAGCTACTCACGGTACTGAAGGTTTGTTTGCTGCTGTTGAAACAAGAGGTAATATTACTTCTGGTGTTACTGGAGTTAACGCTGCTACTGATTTAGCTGAATTTGACGCTATCTTAGCTGAGTTTGACAACCAAGGAGCTATTGAAGAAAATATGATGTTTGTTAATAGAGCAACTGCTCTAGCAATGGATGACATGTTAGCTTCTATGAATTCTTACGGAGCTGGTGGTACTTCTTATGGAGTTTTTAACAACTCTGAAGACATGGCGTTAAACCTAGGTTTCTCTGGATTTAGAAGAGGTTCTTATGACTTCTATAAGTCTGATATGAAATACTTAAACGACAAGTCAACTAGAGGTGGTATCAACGCTAGAAATACTGTTTCTCCAGTTAGAGGAATATTTATTCCAGCTGGTGTATCTTCAGTTTACGACCAAGCGTTAGGTAAAAACCTTAAACGTCCTTTCTTACATGTTAGATATAGAGCTTCTCAAATGGAAGACAGAAAGATGAAAACGTGGATTACAGGTTCAGTTGGTGGAAACGTTACATCTGATTTAGATGCAATGCAAGTAAACTACTTATCTGAAAGATGTTTAATTACTCAAGGTGCTAACAATTTCATGATGATGAAATAAGCACAACACTTTAAAAAGTCGGGGCTTCGGCCTCGACCTTTTATTTTTATTAATTTTATTATATATTATATTATGGCAAAAAAACAAAAAAACACAGAAGTGGAATCAACTCCACAAGTTGTAGAACAAATAAAAGTTGAAACATCGGTTGTGGAAACTCCAAAACCAAAAAAAGACACTTGGGAAATAAAAGATAGAACGTATTTTTTAAATGATAAAAGAAAACCTCTTTCTTACATTATTAAATCTGCGAACGTTTATTGGTTTGACAAAGATAAAGGTTATGAGAGAGAAATAAAATACTGTGAAAACCAACAAAGTTGTTTTGTAGACGAGATGAAGGGTGATCAAAGAATGTCTCATATTATTTTTAGAGGCGGATCTTTAGTTGTACCAAAAGAAAAGACAGTATTACAAAAATTCTTATCTTTATATCACCCACATAGAAATAAGTTATACCGTGAATGGCAACCTGAAGTTAAAGCTTCTTACGAAGTTGATTTTATAGAAATGGAAATTGAAGCTTTAAACGCGGCTCAAGCTCTGGATATAGATATGGTAGAGGCTGTTATGAGAGTTGAGATTGGCTCTAAAGTATCAGAGATGAGTTCTAAAGAACTTAAAAGAGATTTATTACTATATGCTAAAAGAAACCCACAGTTGTTCTTAGAATTAGTAAACGATGAGAACGTTGTTCTTAGAAACTTTGGTATTAGAGCAACAGAAATGGGGATATTAAAATTATCTTCTGATCAAAGAACTTTTTCATGGGGATCTAACGATAGAAAACTATGTACAGTTCCAT